AGGTATGGACGGTCTGGAGACTGACCACTGGGGTCTCGCGACCCCTTTTTTATGCTCTATAATAACTTCAGTTCAAACAAAACAAATGGGTCTGTCCAAGCAAAGCATCATCGATTGTCTCCGCGATTCCTACGGCGAGTCTGTGACTTCCGCAGAAATCAAGGCATTCTGTCAGATGAATGACTTCAACTATCAGACTATTACTAACAAACTGACCGACTTCAAAGTTGGTCGTGGTAAGTGGAACCTGGAAGTAACAAAAGAGACAGTTCAAGAACTGGAAGTAACTTATAATACTCCTGCAGCAATGCCTGCTTTTGAACAAAACCTTATCCCTCAGAAAGATGATACCTTCGTCCGCTTTGGTAATTTCTCAGATATTAAAAAAATTATTTCGTCCCGTGTATTCTACCCTACGTTTATCACGGGTCTCTCGGGTAATGGCAAAACGTTTTCTGTCGAGCAAGCGTGTGCCC